ACGTCCCATCTCGCGTACTGTGCGGGAACGGGGATCGGCCCGCCGCCGACGTTAAGCATCCTCATCATGCCACTCCACCAGCTCACCGTCCCCCTGCACCTTGCTCTCATCCAGCGCATCCAAGAAGTGATAGCCGGCCATAAAGTCGAACGCGCCGATGACGCGATCGGTCGCGGCGTGGCCCACGAGGACCGACAGGTCGACGTGCGTCGGGATGCCCAGCGCCGCCGCCTTCGCGCAGAAGTATTGGTCCTCGCCGCCGGGCGCATAGCCCTTGAACCACGGGCTCTCCATTTGTTCCAGCACGTCCCGGCGGATGAGCAGGCAATGACAGCCGGTGAAGCCCGTCAGCAGCAGCGACCCCTCTGGCGGCGGATCCAGAATTGCCGGCTCGTTCGACGTATAGTCGTGGTGCTGGCCGATGAAGGCGTAGATTTCCGCCGCCTGGACGCGGAATGCGCCCGTGGCGTTCTGCTCTGCCAGCGCCATCGGGTACGGGCATTGCGGCACGCGCATCATCTCCAGCGCGCCGACGATAGGCAGATCGCGGGACAACAGGCGGTCCAGCGTCTCGGGGAGCCACTTTGCATCTTGGTCGAGGAGCCACATATAGTCTGCGCTGGTCTTCAGGAACTGCTCGACGAGTAGGGTCCGCGCCACGTCGATGGGCAGCTCGCGCGATGGATGCATGTGGATCGTCCCGATGTCCGGGTGCTTCCCATAGTGATAGATTTGCCAGACCACCATGCTGTCGTGATAGTGCCACGACGGCGGGCCACACCTTGGCGTACAGACTGCTATTTTCATGCGTTCTGTTTCCTCTCTTTGTCCAACCCCCGCCACGCCTCCCGGAATGGATTCCAGTCTACTTCTCCCTTGGCCCCCAATCCGAGGATAGTGTGCGGGAAATGCTCATTTCCGATGTAACCGATGTACCGCGTCTCGAATGGCCTGAGCAGGCTTCCGAATCCCGCGGGTGTGAACCGCCAGTAATCCTGCGGGTACTCGTGGATCGGGAAGGCCATCGCCGAGGACAGCACGCAGATCCCGCCCGGCTTCAGGATGCGGTGCATCTCCCTGAGCGCCTGGTGGCAGAACTCAACATGTTCGATCGTCTCCAGGCACAGCACCGTGCCCGCCGTGTCGTCCGGCAAGTTGATGTCGTGCAAGTCGAGTATGCGGTCCACGCCCAGGCCGGGGCGCATGTCACAACCGACATACTCCTTGCCTGGAAAGAGCGGGCGCAGGTCGGCCAGTTCCTCTTGCCCCTCTACCCGGTAGCTGCCGAACTCGTAGATCGGCTCTGCGATTGGTAACGTGCTTGCCACGATCTCAACGAAATGCCTGATGACCGGCCTCATGCGCCATCATCCTTACTGCATAGAATCGGCCAGACGATTCTCAACATTTCCGTTGTGGCATATAGTTCTACCTCAAAAACCACCGGCCCATCTGCGGGTAGATTGATGGTAATGTCTCGCACCAAACATGGATCAACGCCGATTGCTTCGCATATCTTGCCCCATTCATAGGGGATCGATCCATTTCTTTGCAGCCTTGCCATTTCGCTCTCCTTTCGGGATGCGTTATCAGTGTCCCTCTACCGACGCCAAAACAGCCCAGTAGTCCGTGCCTGCCACCGTGTCGATGACTTGGCGCACTGACCAGCTCAACTTGCCCCCAATCGAGCATGGTGCCCCGCGCAGCGCCGCCGCCACGTTGTCCATCATGTCCACCGTCGCGTCGAAGTTTCGTGGTTGCGTGCTCTGCGCCACCGGCTCGACCAGAACTACCAGCTCGGCGCGGAGCGTGCCAACACCGCCCCCTTCGCCGAATACCAGCGCCCGCTCGTCCCCGCCCGGGTAGCGCACGTATTGCGCGGGCGTGTCGCCGACGCCGGTTGCCCCGGCAGGCACGCCGCTGGTGTAGCGCCGCACCACGCCGGCAACGACCAGCGCCTCGAGCCCGTCCACAAAGCTGCGGTAAGTGGTCACAAGTACCTCTTGTACCTGTCGATGATGCGCCCCACCGTCGCCGGAATGCCCTGCGGGATCGTGATCACCCCCGCGTCGGGGATGGCGGTGACATCAAATACCTGCGCATTGGCCTTCCGCACGTAGAACGCCGCCAGGTGCAGACACGCCATCTTGATGTCGCCCGGCGGGGTGGCGCTGTAGCCCCACGTCCCGGTCACTCCGACGCGATAGTCGGTGTCGAACTCCCAGTACACCCCCGTGTTCTTCTTGAGCTGGATGGCATAGTAAGGCGGCCCCAGGTTGAACGGCACCAGCCAGTAATTCGTGTTCGAGATCAGCGTACCGCCGAACGTGATGGTGTGCGTGCCCGTGCCAGCACCGGTCAAGGCGATGGCCGTCCCCGCGATAGCAAGCGCCCCGGTCGCGGCGAGCTGGATCACCGGAGACCCGGTGAGGATGACATAGTAGGTCGTCCCCTCCACCAGCGGAGCGGGTGGGTCGTTGGTCGTCGATGCCACGGTCGCCGGCGTTCCTGTTTGCAGCGCGCTGTAGATGCCGGCAGTAGCCAGCGCCAGCGTGTTGGCGGGGGCAATCGCTGGGATGTAGGTATCACTCCCCTTGCCGTCGCCGTTGGCCAGCGTAGTCACGGTCAGCAGGTCGTGGTCCACGTGCAGCAGCGCCGAGTCCCACGGGTCGATGGATTGGTGCAGATAGTGGCGCGTCGCGGTCGCTGCCTCGAAGACGCGGTTGGTCTGCGACTCGATATAGGTCTGCGCCGCGCTGATGGCGTCGGTGAGCAGCGCCGTGTCCGCGTCCTCTCGGGTGATGCTGTGCGTGCCGGTGCCATTGTCGGTCAGGTTGATGGCCGTGCCTGCGATGGCGAGCGCGCTAGTCGTGGCGAGCTGGATCACTTGGTCGGCGCCCAGGATGACGTAATAGACCGTGCCCGTGACCAGCGGCGCGGGCGGGTCGGCGGTCGTCGAGGATACCGTGACCTCTGTACCCGTTTTGAGCGTGTTGCGGAAGTTGGTGCTCGCCAGGGTCAGCGTGTCCACGCCAACGCCAGAATCCGGGATATAGGTGTCGGTGTCCTCCAGGTCTAGATAGTCCCTCAGCTCCGCTATGGTGATTATGGCCATGCCCTGCTCCTATGTGCTCATGTCTGATTAGGCGAACTAGGGCGCCATCGCCGCCCAGAGCTGCGCCTCGCTTGCCCCCAGCGCTGCCGCCACGCCGACTATCTGCGCGTGCTCGTCCGTCGCCGCCCGCAGCGCTGCCGTGTTGCTGTAGCCGAGCGATTCCAGATAGGCGGCGATCCTGTCCCGCCGCGCCAACGACTGCTGCGCCGTCATGCCCGTCGCCGTTCGCACCGCCGTGGGATAGAACGTGCTGCCAAACGTCTGAACGACCGCAAGTAGCCCGAGCGTCGATGCTGGGGCCATATCCCACAGTCGCGCACGCAGTGCCAGCAGATCGTCCTGCTGCCCGTCGACCTGCCAGAGCGCATACTCACCCACGTCGATCAAGTGGTAAGCCGCCATGCCCGCCGATAGACTGACCGGATTGCAGCCGACGAACACGCTCTTGAGCATCGTATCGCGCAGGTCAGCCACGCCCAGCGCCGCCAGCGCCTCAGCCGCTGTCAAGCCCAGGTTCGCCATGAGATTGTGCGCGTGCCCCTCGTTCAGCAGCGACATCGCATCACCACCACCCAGGAGCGGAAGCGCGATCACGTCTCCGCCGTCGCTGTCGATGGAAGAGATGATCTGCTCGCCGCGTATCAGGTAGTATTTCGTCATATCGTATCCCCTATGCCGTGAAGGCCACGGTCCACTTGTTGAAGCCATCCAGGCAGCTATCGTTTACCAGCTCGTATGCATACTCCTTGCCCGTTGTCGGCGGACACGCGGCCTGGTACAGACCACTCGGTGCGGCGTCCGACCCGCCGATCTTCAGCGCAGGCGTGGCGAAGATGAATGCCATGCGACGGTTGTAGACCGACAGCAGGATCGCGTCCACATTGGCCTGAATCAGAGCGCAGGCGTCGAAACGATAATCGCGCATGCCCGTGTTGCCACTGATATCAGGTGTGCCGCTCAAGCTGGTGCTATAAATGTGCAGATATATCAGCGATGTAGGCAGCGTCCAGCCACCGATGTCGCCGCTCAAGCTGGTGTTATAGAGGTATAGCCACACCAGCGATGCAGGCAGCGTCCAGCCACCGATGTCGCCGCTTACGCCGGTGTTATAGAGGCCCATCTGCGTCAGCGCCGCGGGCAACGCCCACCCGCCGATGTTGCCACTAAGGCTAGTGATGAAAAGGTGCAGAAACCTCAGCGTCGCGGGCAACGCCCACCCGCCGATGTTGCCACTAAGACCGGCATTGGAGTGGAAATACAACGTCGTCAGCGATGGAAGATTATGGACTGGGAACGCGCCAATGTTCCCGATCAGGTTGTTCGTATTGAGATTGACCACAGTCACGTGCCCGCCCGCAACCGTGACGCCGAACCAGTTGCCCACGGTATGCGTCTGGAGCCAGTTGGTATTATTCGTCCAGTTCGGGCCATTGGTGTTCTTGTACAGCCAGATCAGCGCATCGCCCTCGGACTGTGGCACGTCGGTGACTTTGAAGCCCCCGTGCGGGAACACCACCGCCAGATTTCGTATCATTCGCCGCATGGCTACTCTTCCTTGGCCACGCCGACCTTGAGCAGCAGCCGCCCACTGGGATAGGCAACCTGCCCGGTCCGGCAGACCGCCGCCACCCACAGCGCCGTTTGCCCGTCCGCAGGCCGCACCTTGCGCGGGTAGAACTCGGGCTGCGCGATCTGCCGCGCACCCAGGTCGGTATAGTCCGCCGCCGCCACCGGTATCCAGCACAGGATCTCCTGGCATGCCGCTGCCGTAAGGGCCACCGCCAGGTTCACCGTGCCCAGCACGCCCGGGTAGCTGCGGAAGACCAACAGGTCGAACGCCCCGCCCTGGTCGTCGTAGTCGAGGACGGTCAGGGACACGATGTAGGACGGGTGGTTCTGCACGCACACGCGCTCGACCTCCGTCGCCAGGGACATCAGGTCGCCGGCAGCGTAGGCCGCCGTATCGACCGGCAAGATGACTTCTGCCACATCGTCTACTCTCATGGTCATTCTCCTAAAGGGGGGGGCAGAGGTGGCCCTGCCCCCGATAGCCTATTCTCTCGCCTGGATCAGCCTTACCCAGTAGATGGTGCAGGTAATGGCTGCGTTGTCGCCCGTCAGAAACTCCATCGTTAACCTCATCAACTCGTCGTTCGGGAACGTGGCATCTGTCGCCGCCACGCTGCACATCTGCGCGCCGTTGATGTAGGCGGTCACGGTAGTGCCGTCGAAGTACCATTCCGCCGTGATGCGTGCCCCGGCCTGTAGCGTCGCCACCGCTGTCTGGCTCTCGATACTGTCCTTCTCGGTGACAAAGTACAGTAAGGCCGAGCCATCCACGTTGCGGAAGTACATGCCGTCCGTCACGCCGTCCAGGCAGCCGGTGTCGGTGACGCAGACCCCAAACAGGCAGTCTGCCTGCGTGACCACGCTGGCCTGGAAGCTCACCCCGAAGTAGCACGGGTACTGCCCCGCAAAGCCAACGCTCTCGCCTGCCGTGCTCCCGAGCTGCAGTTTGACGCCATCGTTGTCCGCAGCTGCGGTGGTGATCAGCATCGCCCCGCCAGCCGCATCCGTGGGGACCGCCGTCGATGCTCCGACGAGCGTGGTCACGAACTCGGTCGGCAGGAAGGTGGTGTTGTCCACCGGGTAGCCCTGGAAGTCTTGCACGTACTTGGTCACGGGTTCGCCGATTGCCTCATACCACCGATGCGCGTACACGCTATCTCGGAAGACAAGCGCGTTATGGATTGACTCTTGTACTACGCCCATTGTCATCCCTCCTAGTCTGTGCTCGCGGTGATGTTGGTATCCAGCGAACTCTCGCCGGCCAAGTTGACGATGTGGATCGGGCGCATATAGTGGAACGTCGCGCCCGTGCAGGCTTCGGTGATGTTCGCCGCGTCATCTTGCAGCATGATGTACAGGTTCGGCCCGATAAAGCCGGTGGAGGTCGTGATCGAGTCTATGATCGCGATGTCCGCCGCGTTCTCGGTCCAAATCTTGCAGTCGTGGACATTGGCGCGTGCGCTCGCCGCGGTGCGGAAGTCGATGGCCCCCACCGCAAAGTTGCCGTAGATCCGGCAGCCCTCGATATGCACGTCGTCCGAGCTGCCGATGGCGATGGCGCTATTGGCCCCAGCCCCCGCCGCCATCGTGAAGATGCAGTCCTTGATGTGCAGCCGGTCGGAGCCGTCCAGAACCATCACCATGTCGGTTGCCTCGTCCACGCTGTCTCGAAATTCGCAGTTGTCGATCAGCCAGTCCGTCGAGCTGACTTCCAGCAGCCCGGTCGTGGCGTCCACCCCGCTCAGGAACAGGATGTTCCGCAGGATGCCACACGACGCCGCCAGCTTAAAGTCGCCGGCGATGGCCGTCGCGGTGAAGGTCGGTCGGTTGCCGCCCCAGCCCAGGCCGAGGATCTGCAAGTTCGACACATCCACGTCCACTGTGCTGTCCGCCGCCAGGTTCTCGGCGTGCCCAGGCAGCAGGTAGATGGTGTCGCCCGTGGCGACGAGGGCATGGGACACGGCGTAGTCAAGCGTGGCGAAGGGTCGGTCAGGGTTGCGCCCATTGCCTACCGCGTCAGCAGCGCGTGTCTCTGCGCTGCCAACAAACCAGATGTTGTTCGGTTGATCCTTGATGTCGGCGGTATTCCAGAAGCCGCCCGGCTGCTGCCGTGCAAACAGGGCGGTTCGTTGTGTTGCACTTCCTGCCATTTCGATTCTCCTTGGCTATCCGGGGTTTGAACCCTTGTTAGCCCACAGAGGAGGCGGGCCGGGATTGCACCCGCCCCCCAGCGAATCCGATACTACGTCAGCAGCGTCGCCGGCACGGGCTGGTAACGCGGCTGCACCACTTCGATGAGCACACAGCCGTCCTGTGGGTCGTTTACCGGCTCGGTGATATTCAGCCGGCAGTAGCCGAAGCCCAGCGCGGCGCAGTTGGCCGCAGGGACGAACACGTCATAGATCTGGTTGTCCCCTGCGGTCATGGTGAAGCCCGCCGCAAGCGCCTGTGTCCACGCGCCCCAGATATCGGGGGTAGTGCTGATCCGATACTGAAACTCGACGGCGGTTGCTGTGCCGGGGCCTACCGTGTCGCACGCACTGACGGTGACGACGCCCGTCGCCGTCCCGCCCGTAGCGTTGCCACGGAAGATCAGGAACCGAACACCGACCGCCGACTGGCACCTCACGATGTCGGTGCTAACGCCACCGGCCATGAAGTCCGCTACCGGGTAGAGGCCCGGCACTACATGAAGCTGATCCAAGATGTTCATTTCAAATCTCCTTTATGGCCGCCCGCCCAAGCACACAAATGGCGAGACTGTGGTGTTCCCGTGATGCGGCGTGAGCGGCAAGTTCCACTTCGGTTGCCCATCGCAGCGATAGACGAACCGGAAGACCGTCTCATCGTTCGTGAACCGGACGTGGATCGAGCTGGCCGACTGCATGCCGCCCTTGTCGATCATCTGGTACTCACGTAGCGACGCCAGGATGATGTCGCCAGTCGTGCCGAGCGTCTGCGCGTATTCTGTTTCGAGAACGGGTCGTCCATAAAGCGTGCCGTAGGGCAGTCCCGACAACCCGCCGGGCGGCATGTAAGTCAGCGCCCCACCGGCGCCTACGCCGAGGTTCATCTGGTGGAGTTGTGGCGTGCAGTCCTGATGGATCAGCCACACGTAGTCTCTCCCGCCTGCCCAGCGCCGAGACCACATATTGATGATGTTTTCCGAGACGATAGTCGTGTTCGCCTGCCCGACCTCTATCGCCTGTGTGATCAGGCACGGGCTGGCCATGATGCCCATCGGCATGCCGCCGCCTGGCCCGTTGACGATCGCGTCCTCGACCACGAAGCGCAGCTCCTCCGGCAAGTTGCCCATGATCCAGCTCTCGAGGGCTGTGGCATCTTGAAGCAATTCGTCGGTAGCGTAGACAAGGCCGATGACCTTGTTCAGACTCAACTCGTTTTGCCTGAAGGTCGGGTGAGTGGGCGTCTTGTTCGCCGCCTCACACGCCCAGTAGGCCAGGATGCCGCCTCGGCGGCTGCCGTCTGCGCGGCTGGTCTCCGCCTCGGCATTAAAGGTCATGCCGTTGCTGCCGGCCCCGATGCCCACCATATCCACGCGCCACAGCAGGTCACCCACGTTGTACACGCGGCTCATGATGCTGGTGTTGCGATCCACGCCGACCAGGAACCCGCCGTCTGCCGGCACGGCTTCGCTCAGTCCGGTGATGGCCTTGGCCTGGGTGAGCGAGCCGACGAACTTGTCGCCCATCGCCTTGCCCAGATCATAGCCGTAGTCGGTCGCCGGGTCGTCGGACTTGTAGGGCTGCACCGCGCGGTCGTTCTTCGAGACGGCGATCAGGAACTCGCCGAAGCCCCACGTCTTGCCCTTGGCCTTCTTGTCGGTCTCGTCTTCGACGACCACGATGCCGCCCTTTTCCGGCTTGTCTTCCTCGGCCGCCGCTGTCTTGATGGTCAGCAGCGCCTTCATGCGCCCTAGGCGTTCGCCGAGCTTCACAGCCTCGGCATCGAGCGCCTTGGCTGTTGCCTCGTCGAGAGGTTCCGCGCTCCAAGCGTCGAGAGCCTCCTGTGCCTTGGCATCGGCCAGCGCCTTCATCTGTTCGATGTTCATTGCTATCCCTCCATAGTCAGTCTGTTTTTGAGAAGTTGCATGCGCATCCGCCCCTGCCCCGCCGCAGACGCCGACGCCTTCGCGCCCTCTGGCTCTGCCTCTGGAGGTGGTGGGGCGTTTGCTAT